TCTCGGCAGCATAGTTTGTCTGAATCGATATCAATGGATTCTTTACAACAATTGTTCCTGTCCGTGTCTCACGTTCTACACAATACGGCTGATCCTTTAATTGCTTTGTAGTCTCCACATAATTTGCATAAGCATTACAATAACAGGCAAGATTCACGTAATCGAGATTTCCAACAATTTCTATTTTTTTCAGTTCTTTTACGATTCGTTTCCATTCGTTTTTGGCCACAGTACCTTTCAGCCAAGTTGGAGGTTTCTCTAGATCTTCATTCCCAACAACAACGGTCTGCTCTTCTTGCTTTTTTCTCTGTTTCTGTTCTTTTGTCAAATGTGAACTCTGCATATCAACAATTTTTCTTGGTCTTGCCATCTAGATCCCCTCCTTCCTTTGCCAACTTTTTATTCGTATTCGGAATTTTATGCACGATAAACTGGACATGCGGTCAGATAAATTTTCTTAAAAACTTTTCAGACCGCCCCTCCCCTGACCATGCTCCGGTACCGCAGAAGCATCTCATGCAATTTCTTTTCCATTCCATACTTGTCCTTCTTATACATCTGTTCGATCATACTGTGTGTCTCTCCACTCAGGCTCATAAGATTAGATATATCATTTCGCTTCTCCCATTCATCTTGCAATGGAATGATATGATGTACTGTATCTGCTAACACTACTATGCCCTCTGTCATATATAGATAGACATCCAGTCCTTCATCTGCTGCCAGTGCTTCTGATCTTGCATGTTCCCACGCACTGCTGTTGTAGAATGCTCTGCTCTTTCTGTCTCTACCATATCTGTCATATTCTTTATGTCGCTGCTTGACACATTCACATCTGCTTCCTGCTGGAAGCCTTGCACCACAACGGGAACATCTCTTGTAGATTGGCATGGTTGCTTCTCCTTTTTAAATTCCAAAATCTATAGTAAAATGAATATAAAAAATACCACCAGTCATTACAACTGATGGTAAAAACCTCGGCTCTAATCTCGCTTTTCTTTTTACATAGATATTTAAAATCTCTTACTTTATTTTCCTATTTCTTAGCTGTTTTTTGTATTCGTAAATTTGAATACTCAAAAATAATATTATACCCGTAAGCGCACCACTGATTAGTATCTTGTTCTCACATCTCATCCATTCTGCACTAAACAATAAATAAATTGATGGAATATAAATCGTTCCGCAAAAACTGAGTAATCCTTCTCCCATGTCAATACTTTCTTCTAATTTTTGTGTATACATTTTATATGATTTTTTCT